ATGGCTCGAAGAGCGACCATGAGTGAGAGGTGGGGGATCCCACTTTCCCTCTCAGGGTACTTTCGTGTCATGACAAGTTGCCGGGATGATGGAGCACATCGTTCCATCTCCCGGTTTACGTTGCCAAGACAGGTTTTGGAGGCGGATCTGTCATTTCTAACAAAGCCTCCACAAAAGAGAACTGCCGAACAAAGGGCTTTTACGAAGATAGCGACTGCGGTTCTCTGCACACTGAACATGTCCTTGGGTCAACCCAGGCTGGACATTTCAGTCCCCCACCAAGCCGCAGCAGCTGCTGGCCTGATGGGCCTGCTCTCAGACCTCCTAATCCACTTCCTAACCCGTGGATTAACCGGCTGCGCAAATTTCGTCAAAGAACTAGGCGAAACTGCACAGCTGGCCGCAACCTTAACCTTCATCCCAGTGAACCAAAGAGCTACATCTGGTCGGGAAAAGGCCGCGATTCGTCTATGGAACAGGTACCTGATAGGTGCACTACGCAGCGCAACACAATCCGCCAGAGTATTACTACAACTGGCCACCCTCCCACAAACACTACCACCGCCAACGGGTACAAAGAGCTCCCGAAAGGCAATGGCAGCGCATATGGAAAGGCTGACAAAGGAGACACTCGACATCGATCTACAGATCTTAGATCAACTCAGAGAATTTGCCTACAACAAAGTCAGTCTTGCAGTGCGCCGCGGATGCTACACCGGAGCTACACGTGCCACCCCAAAATTACCCACCAGTGCTTGCTTCGAAAACCCCGCAAGCAAAGGCGGAGCGAGTGGCTACTTCCAGAGACGCTACAAGGAATTCTTAAGCGAACTTCCTCCCACGGAGAACAACATCTACTCGATCGCAGATGTCATGCTCCGTGCTCAGAACCCACTTTCTCACGCCCAGTGGACGCTGGAACAATGCTGGTCAACACTCAAGGGAAGAGCTCCCGAGGAAGACACAGTAAAAGTAACAGCGTTACCACAAAAGCGCTACAAATCCCGAGTCATCTCCGTATGTCCCGCCGATATGATAGTCCTAGGTACACCCATAAATACAAGACTTATAGATGTACTTCTAAGACTAGAACCGACGGGCGAGAAGCTCCGAGGACCCAAGGTGTTGAGGAGACTCAACAAAGCCGCGGCAAGTGCCAGTCCAAGGCACTCTCTATATTCCGCGGATCTGGTGGCAGCTACAGATACAATACCAATATCTGCAGCCAAGGCTCTATGGGAAGGGATATCAAGAGCACTTTCCCTACCCAAAGAAGAGCATCAACTGGGACTAAGAATCCTCTCTTCCAAGAAACTCCAATATCCAGGAGTAACTATGGAGCAAAAGAAAGGAATCTTAATGGGGCTCCCAATCGTCTGGCCAATCCTCAACATAATAAACATGTGGTGTGCAGAGTTCGACCAGGTCGACTCAAGCGAAGCCATGAGGTACGTAGTGCACGGAGACGATCTCGCAGCA